CCGCCGGGTTGTGGGAATGCTCCAAGATCATCGATGAGTAATACTTGCGATGAAAAAACCCAAAGTCTAGGTGTAAAATTCCTTGACGAATACCAATCTAAAGTTAAAAGACAAATATTTTCAGGCTATCAATCTGATATTGATACACATAATAGAATTAAGGATGAATTATGATTAAATTAAAATTTGGTGTTTTTTTTACAGTTTTACTATCTTCAGCATATGCACATGGAACACCTCAAAATATTACTGATTTGTGTGCAGAATACCACAACACACAAATACATACGCTAAATGATAAGATATTTTCGTATACAGAATCTCTAGCTGGAAAAAGAGAGATGGCTATCATTACTTTTAAGAATGGTGCAACTTTTCAAGTAGAAGTACCAGGTAGTCAACATATAGATTCACAAAAAAAAGCGATTGAAAGGATGAAGGATACCCTGAGGATTGCATATCTTACTGAAGCTAAAGTCGAAAAGTTATGTGTATGGAATAATAAAACGCCTCATGCGATTGCCGCAATTAGTATGGCAAATTAAGATATAAAAAAAA